CGCTGTGCTGACTCGTCGGTAGCCTTCTGCAGCCCAAAGAAGTCAATGGGCTCTGCCATTATCCCCCCGGTGCGACAATGTGCTGGTTTACGTCAAGCTGCTCTATTGGCTGGGTACCCTCAATACCACCGGCAACTGGCGCCATAGGAGGATTTAGCGGTACGTTAGGAGCTGGGGCTGTGCCAAAGAATGGGTTGGTAGTTGGTACCGGAGCTGGTCCGCCCAGTGGTCCGGCCGCTCCTGTGGTTACTGGTGCGGTGGAGAACTGGGTCTGCGGTGCAGGTGCTGGCAACTGTGGCCCAGGCTCCGGAGTGAACTCCCGTCCGAACTGGATTGCGTTGGTGTCACCAGTGCTCAAGTAGTACTTTCCAAGTGCCGACTCCGGAGATACCTGAATTCTCTGCAGGTCAGTCTTCCGCTGTCGCTGAATTTCCTTGCCTGTCTCCGCCTGTGCTTGCTCGCCACCGAATATTGAGCCAATACCAGTCAGACCTTCACGGATTGAACTGTCGATAGCTTCCATAGCACCCTGGCTTTCCTTGCCCAGGCCGAAGTCAACATCAAATATCTTCGCCTTGTCCTCAGTGCTGAGCTTCTCGAACGCTGCCTCAGTGTCGGGGTCAGCTGCTACCAGGCGCTCACGGAATTCGTTAACGTTCTCCGCGGCATCTAGACCTTCCTGTGTGCTGAAATCCTGGGTGGTCTGCTTGATGCTGTCCTCAATAGCTTTCTGTGTGCCCTCAGGATCAGCTGCCGCATCTCCTACAGCCTCTTCAGCAGTCATGTTACCAAACGCCTGCTTCACATGAGGCAGTGCCATGAGTGGGCGCAGTGCCTGGACCAGCCCGTTGGCGGCCTGCATGCCAAGACCGCCAGCAGCTGACAGCTTGGCCGCGGACAATAGAAGTTCCTGGGCTCTCTGAATGTCTGCCTGCTGCCTGGCTGCCAGCCGCTGGGACTCTGCTCGAGCATCGAGTGCTGCGTTCTGGATACCAACCAGCTCTACCTTGTTCTCAAACGCACGTGCCTCGGCCTGCTCAGCGAGGGAAGCTCTCTCCTGCAGCATCTCCATCTGCCTTTTGAAAGTCAGATCTTCCTTGGCCTTGGCTTCCGCTTCCGCGCGCCGGCGTTCATTCAATCTGCCGGTACCAATGATTATGTCAGTGAGAAGACTCGCCATGGGTTAACCACCTGTTGCTGCTGGGAATGGGCTATCTGGGTCAGTGACTTCTCGCTGCCTGGACGGGGTCGGTGTGGTGAATGGGTTCTGTATACCATTCTTGAAGATTGATTCAATGCCAGTCTGCAGGGTCTGCTGGGTAGCACGCCTGTCCTCACTCGCCCTCTCGCGTTCACGCTGTGAAGCAGTGATGTCGGCTGCGGTACCGGTGAGGGACTGCTGAGTAAGATCTCGCTGCACTGCCTGCTGGTTGGCAAGAACGCTTGACTCAATACCTGGTGCAATGGCAGCTACCTGCTGGTCAGCTGCTGCCTGGCCGGCAACCGTGTTGCGCTGGAGGTCAGCACCGGTGGTGGCCGCATTCGTTGCTACGTTGCCTGCCGTGGTAGCCAGGTTGGCGCCGGTAACTGCGGCTGCTGCCCGCTGGGATGCGGCCCGGGAGATAACGTCAGCACCCTGCAGCTCTCTGCCTGTCTGCGTATCAATCAATCTTCCCTGCTGGTTGATGATGGCTGCACCACTGTTGATCAGGTCCTGCTGTGCGGTGAGGAAGTCAGCACCCTGCCCGACTACACCAGACTCAATGCCCAGCTGCTGAGCGCCACCACTCACGATTCCGGATCCTGCTCCTGCCGCACCTGCCGCCCCACTTATGAGATTGCCGGTGGTACCGGCCGCTGTGGTCTGGCCGCCTGCTGCACCTGTCTCCAAGCCAAGGGCCTGTGCCTGCTGTGCGAACTGCTGGGCCTGGGCCTGCTGCCGTACGGTGGCTACCTGTGTGGATCTGCGCCTTCCCTGTGCATCCTGTAGGGATCTGATTGATGCGGTGAGGGCTCCGCCATCAGAGATTCTCTGGCTGGCAAGAGCGTCCTTCAGCTGCTCAAGTTCCCTGGCATCCTGCGCATCCAGGTCAGCTTCAGTGGCTGCGACCAGGTTAGTGAAGAAGTCACCCGCCTCAGTGCCCAGGGTCTGGGCACGTGCGCCTATATCGGTGAACGCATCCTGAATGCCCACGGAGGTTTCAATATTCTGCTGGGCGAAGGGAGTTAGTTCAGCGGCAGCAGTAACGAACTGTTGATTCTGCCGCTGAACTCCCTGCAACCTCTGGGCTATATCAGCGTTCTGCGCAAGGAAATCTGGAAACTTGCTTTGAATCTCACTAGATATAGCCCCGAGCTCCTGTGTCTCCTGGACCAAACGCTCTGTCTCTGTTGCTGCCTGGGCGATTACTTCCGGTACCGACTGTTCAATCTGAGAGAAGACCTGCGCTACTCCGTCTTCACCAAGCAGCTGGTCCATGGCATCTGATAATGCTACGCCAGTCTGTGCTGCTATGGCCCGTATCTGCGCTTCCTGCTGAGCGTTAATGGCGCCGATCTGCAGGGCGGAAGAAAGGATTGATTGTTCCTGTGCTGCGCGGGAATCACGGAGGGCCTTGTTGGTAACCTCAAGCTGCTGCAGAACAGCGGGAGCCTGCTCTACCGCGGCGGTAGCCAATGTATTCCTGAGTGCCTGCATCTGGGGGCTGCCTTCCCCGCCACCGCCTCCACCGGAAGACTGATCAAATAGGCTGCCGGCCGCTCCGGCTGCTGCTCCTGCCAAAATGCCAGGGAGTCCACCGGGCGCTCCTGCTATCCCACCTACTATAGCTGATGGCACAGCCTTTACTGTTTTCTTGCCAGCTTTCTTTACTTCGTTCCAGAATCCCATTAGGTTATCTTATCCTCTTTACGTAGCAAACAAGCGCACCGGCACATCTGCGCTGCGGTTAACGACAAACACCTGGTCTGTTATTCCAGTAATCCACACTCGTGCGTCACCCTCAATAAGTCCAGGAACTATCCATTCCGGCACACGATCCAGTCTGTGAGTAATGGTGACAGCAAGAGCGTCCCCCTCAGATATTTGATACGCTCTCCCGTCAATACCTGGGACAGAGCCCAAGTCATATGCGGTGTTCGGGCGAACATCCTCAATTATGCTGAGGTTCATCAACATTAGGACAGCCCCTTATCCTGCATGTACTTCTTGCTCTCGTTCTTGTCCATAGTTCCGAGCGCTCTGGCGTGCCCCTTCTGCTTCCGGTACATGTAACCGGCAACTCCAAGCAAGATGGTACCGAGACCTCCACCACCAAGACCCGCCTGCTGCAGTAAGCTCATGCCACCAGACACCACCTGCGGGGGGATGAGCGGGGGCAGTTCAATATCTGAGGGAAGCGGCCGCTGGGAAATCCTCTCTGCCTCAGCTGCGGCTACTGCCAGTCCCACGTTCTCCGGGGAGTCCGTTGGCGAAGGGCGGCGGCCGAGGCGGGTGAAGGCGTTGGCTATTTCGTTGGTGCGGTTGTTGTTATCAACCAGGTTGTCCTTGAGCACCATCGTCTGCTTACAACCGGTGAGGAGGATCAGGATTATCAGTAGGTATTTCATCGTACTAACCACATCTCATGGGTCGAGTCAACGTCTTTCATCTTCTTCCAGCGGGAAGAGGTGGGCTGTCCTTTGTTGATTACGATCTGGCCAAGCAGACCTACAAGGTTCCACTCGTCTCTCTCAGAGCGAGAGGTGTACTCAACGTCGGGATCAAAGGCTGGGTTCAGTTTCCGGTCACCGTTCTCATCGAGATCGTAGTTTCCGTAAGGAGTTCTGAGGTAACGACCGCTCCACTTGAGGTCAGCTCCATTACCTACAGAGGTAGGGTTGGCTGAGATAACGCCGTCAGGATCTTCGCCATCGGCTGATGCCCTCACATTCTCCCCGTCAAGAACCACGGTGGTTCCGGAAGGTATTGCCTCACCATCTGTACTCTCAAAGTACTCGGCATAGTCGGCACCGCCCCCAGTCCAGGCCCCATCACAGGTGCCATTACCGTCACCCCTCAGTTTGAATTCCACATCAGGGGTGCTTACTGCTGATGAATTGCACAGCAGAAAGTTATATGCGCTAGTTGCTGCTCTACCTACGTCAAACCTGTGTAGGTTAGCCGAGTATGATGCGAGCCCATTGGATGTAACCAACATATCCACGGCAGCTGTATCATCTAGGATTGCAAGGGGGCGTACTTAATGTTGCCGCAGACTCCGACAACAGCAGTCTGTTCGCCCCGTTAAAGGCAAATTGTAGTTGCCCAGCTGGATGCGAGTAGGCTATGTGAGCGGCCAGAGTTGCAGCGGTATCTGCAAAACCTATATATCCTGACGCGGAGTCCGGAGTCAACAGGGTCAAGCCGGTATTGCTGCTGCCCTCAATAACAAGATCATCAGCACTGGTGTTTACAATGGTGGCACCGCTACTACCCGTCTTTATATGAATTCCCTGGCCGAAAGATGTCCCGGTGAAATCAGTTCCTGCTCTAACTATACCCGTCCCATTTGGGGCTAGGTTTATGTCTCCGTTAGCATTCGTGGAAGACATCGTGTTGCCGTCCAGCCGGAGGTTGTCTGCATTCAACTGAGTAAACGTCGTAGCGCCAGACAGAATATTGGCTATAGCTGTGGTGTTTGTCGCGACATCAGCGTGATCTGATCCGTCACCATCAACGTGAGTGTCTATCTGAGCATGGGTGTTGGTGCCTATTTCAGAGAGCTGGGTGTGGCTTGTGGGGATTACATCACGAAGTTCCCACTGAGGAGTTCCATCATCCACGAACAGGGCGTCTTGATTGGCGCTATCCACATATGCTATGTAGCCCTCGATAGGCACAGTCGCGTCCCACGTAGTCCCGTTGAACTCCATGATGTTGGTCTGGAGTCCTCCGTCCCAAGATGCGTTTGGTGTGCCACTGTTGTCCAGGATGTACCTGTCACCTAACACCTCAGTGGGAGGAGCTGAGGTGGATACGGCTATAGCTATGACAGCTGTGCGCCTACTATAGCCTGTTCTGTTCGCGGAAATCTCTGCGTCCTGAGACTGGTTCTTAGCCAGCCACTGCGCGTATTCAACCGCATCACCAGCCACTGCGGCCGCAGCCATATTGATTACCTTGTTGACGCCAAGGTTCATGTCTGCTGCCATAGACTGGCTACCGTCAAGCAGCATGGCTGCGGCAAGTGTAGTAGTGATGGAGCTCTGCCACTGGGTGTACTCAACAGCGTCCGCTGCCACAGTGGCAGCTGCCATGTTGACCACCTTTTTGCCTCCCATGGGAAGGGCGCCGGTCATGGCCTGTGAGCCATCAATCTCCAGCTTGAAACCTACCAAAGAGTTGTGGGCACTGACCAGCTGATCCAGCTCCTGGTCAACCTCAGAAGACTTGATGGTGGTGTTGGGCTCGAAGCCACTGCCTGGCACGATTCGTGCGATAGTTGTACTACTCATAGTCCTTCAGCCACCCTCTTAAATCCAAATTCAAACTTGTCGAGATTCACCTCAGTGTTGGCGGTCTCTGTGGTCAGGCGTAGACGCCAGCGGTTAGCGTATATTCCCGTGGGGAAAACCATCCTGTGGATGAACGCATGGTCACCGTCCCATACATCCTCATCCCACAGAGCATCGTCCCACTGTGTCACATCCTCAGTGACTGAGAACTCCTGTGTTAACTTCCCGGGAGTAGTGTTAAACTCATACTCAATAGTGGCCTTCATGTTCTCCACTATACCGTGGAAGTACAGGTACAGAACACGCAGCTCTTTCGTCTGCCAGGTGGCCCCAGCATCAATCCACCTTGAGAGGATAGTTGCGGGAAGCCGCACTGCCTGGTTGGCCTGGTCTTGGTAGTAGGTGGGTGTGAACCCATCCAGCCGCAGGACGTTGTTGGTACCGGCCATGCATCCGTACCACTCACCCCTATCCACCGTCCCGTCCCACACGGTAGACTGCGCTACGGGGAAGTTGGTAACGGTGGAGATTGCTGGGTACTGCAGCCCGTAATCAAGAGTGTTGAAGTCGAGGCTGAACCCCGTGTTGATCTGGGTGGCCACTGCTGTCTTGATGAAGAGATAGTAGATCCCCTTGTGGAACGCAGAGCTGAAGTTGCCGCCTGACTGTGACACCAAGCCGCGGAGCCTGTTGGCAGAAATCTGTGGGGATATGTTCCTGGTATTGGTACCATTGANCAGGTAGATGGCGGTCTCCCCGAGGAAGATCAAACCGAACCGTGTCTTCTGCACCACGCCGGAGCCGAACGCCCCTACCCCAGGGGATTCGGAGGGCACAATCTGGCGGGGAGGAGAGTTGATTACCGTGTAGAACCTGCGCGTTTTGAACACGTATAGGTTATCTCCCCAGGACTGCAGGCTGGTGACCTTGTCCCCGTCATCATCAACCACATTCTGGAAGGAGAGGAAGGGGGCTTCAAACACCACCGGCGTCAGCGGTTCAGAGTAGATGATGGTCGATGGCAGCGTGAGGTCACCAGCGTAGTACATTCTGCCCTTGTGCTGCTCAATCAGGGTAGGGGCGAATGGTGCGCCACTGACCGACGGCGTCACCACAGAGGCGAACGTAGCGCCGTCCCAGGAGTAGACGTTTCCGGTACCGTTCACGAAGTACAGCACGTCCTGATACACCGCCCAGTCCGTTACCGGTGCGGTGAGGGCAGAGCTGATGATGGTTTCCGTGGTCGCATCCAGTGTCGATACCCCGTAGGTTCCAACGTTACTCCAGGCCACCACAGTAAAACTTGCTCCGGTTGACTGATAGAAACGTATAATGTTTGAGGCGAAGACATTAGTCTGATCCGCGGCACCCTGAACGGAATTGTAATACACATTCCCAGGCATATGATCAAGAGCACCGGGGCGCCTACTCATGAGAATATTCTCGAGTAGAGCGGTCTCCCCGATCTCAGGATCCAGTAGCAGATCCGCCTTGTCCGGATTCATTCCGGCAAGGAAGTTACTCTGTGATGTCTTCTCCAGCGTCCATTAATGGTCGATGTTCGTCACGTTCTTGCCTATGCGGGCATTGCGGAACTTGGTGGCTTCACGGATGCTGCCCTGGTAGGCCGCCTCGTGGTACTGAGCAGACTTGAAACGCTCCTGCTTAACCAGCATTCTGGATACCGCCCCATCAATGATGGCTTCAGCGAAGTCGTCACCAAGGTCTGACTCAACCAACAGGTCCGCTGTTGAATCAGTGAATGCGCTGGGGAAGTAGACGTAGCTGAGTGTCAGGACGGTCTCGCTATCATTCACTGTGGTATTCGTCAGCCACAGTTTGGTAGCGTCCAGCCGGTACCCCATGTCCAGCTCACTGCTGGTAGCCCGGCCCTTACCACCACGCTTCTCCAGGTAGTTGGTGAAGCCGTTCTCATCCGTCAACAGCACAAAGTCGACTGACATGAAATCCGCCGGAAGCAGTACGGAATAACCATCCGATTCCCAAGACAAAGCACCCTCTGCTGTGAGCCACTTTGTCTTGCGAACGAATTCAATCTCCTTCAGGTTGATGAGGTTCATTATCTCATCATTCGTGAAGAAGGCTGGAGTGGTTTCCCGGACTGCTTCCCGGATCGCCTGGATGTACTCAGCGAGGGTCATTAGCCGAAGTTCTGCACCAAGGTAGCGTAGTTGAGTTCAGTTTCTCCGGAGCTCTGTTCTCCTCGTGAAATTGCTTCTGAAGACGTACATCCCTCGTCTCTGCTGGGTCTATTCTATCCATCTGCGTTCTCCGTAAAAATTGGAAGGTTTACTTGTCTGCGTGTTGCAATAAAACTACTAGTATCTTATATAATCCGGCAACTAGTCCAGTGCCGAAGGCTCCTACTGCGGCGTAGGACCCTGCTTTGGTGGCCCAGGCTACCGCCTTTCCTGATTGTTTTGACTGCTCCTCACGTGCGGCCTGGCACTGCAGGTGCTGCTCGCGCACTTCCCGGATGTCCGTCAACATCTCCTTCTGTGCGGAGAGGGTGTTCTGGTTCTGTTCGCTGAGGACACGTAGCTCACCACGGATCTCACTGAACGCAGGGGTTATGTCTTTGTTGACGAGCCCGAAAAGTATCTTGTCATTCTCTGCTCTGTGACCCATCTCATTCTCCAGGCTGGCTATACGTTCTGCCTCTGTACTCATCAACTATTCCTCATCACTCTCGAAATTAGCGAACTCCTCTTTCCCCGAAACAAGCTGGTAGCAAGCCTTGCGCAAGCATACCTGTTTCATAACCTCGTCGAATGCTTCACCCTCAACAACCGTAGGGAACGTATCAATCGGCCCCTTATCGGTGGACTCTCTAACATCCCTGTTAGCGTACATGTCAATATTGAACGCCAGTACTTTCCGCTTAACGTCAAATTCCAACCTTCCTACTATTGCGTACACGCTATCGAATTTGATATCAACGCCGGAGTTAATGCTCATCGCCCTTGATATGTGCTGCACCCCTGCTTTCAATAGTAATGCCATCCTGTCTCCTACTTTGTCGCTACTTGTCTAGAACCGTGTGTGTTTACCTGGTGGTGCAGCCCGAATGTGGCTATGCACGCACTGGTATTATAGTCGTCTGCAGCATCTGTTCCATCCCTAAAGAGGCGAAAAATGAAACTGTGCGCCGATACCGATCCCCGTCCCGGTAATATCTGGAAAACTCGCGATCTGCCCCTGCCACGCTGTCCCGCTCGCTGTACTGTTCACGTAGATCGTTCCTGAGACTATCGTTCCGGTGGTGTTCTCAATGGTGTACTCAAGCCCCCATCTCGCATCTCCCGTGTCAGCGTTCGTCGGATACCAGTGGAGATGCGGCTTGAGGTCAGTTCCCTCTTTGTAGGTGTGGATGATCTCGACGTTCCCGTGCAGAGCGTTTGTCTGGCTTGAGGAAAATGAGTAGACAAGCATGTTAGTTGTGTCAAAAGTCACCAGAGCTGGTCTGTTGGACGCGCCCTGTGCGAGAGCAACGCCACCTATGTTGATGTCATCCCATACGCCTTGCGTCAGCTCAAGAGTCTTCTCTGTGCCGCAGGAGATTACGAGGTCAGATGGCGCTACGAGGCTTGTGTTTATCCTCGCGGTAGATCCGTCATAGACCATGCTCATGTCGTCACCAGCGCCGAAGTAAAGCAGATAGGTATCTGACTTCATCTTGACGTTCGTGCGGAATTCCCAGAGGCGGTTATTGAACTCACCGTAGACCAAATCGAAGCCGAGGGATTCAATATAGAGTTTGTAGCTCCCGGTTTCGCCTACGCCTGCCTCGCAGCCCAGGTACAAACCCCCGGTGCCCAATACATCGCGTCCAGCAGATCTGCCGATGGCAGTATTGCACTGACCCGTAATGCAACCAGGCAGAGCATTTACGCCGACCGCTGTATTGTTCGCTGAGGTGCTGTTGAACAGGGCGAACGTGCCGACGCCGATGTTCCCACTGCCTGATATGTTCTTTGCCAGTACCTGAGAGCCCATGCCAACGTTGTTTGACCCGTCGACGTTCAGTTTCAGCGTTCCCTCACCGAAAGCGAAGTTCAAAGTTCCGGTGGTGTTAGACTTGAGCGCGTCTTTTCCGGCTGCAACGTTTCCGCTGGCGAGGTTCGCCTGGAGTGCGCTGGTTCCTATGGCTATGTTGTTTATGCCTACAATGTTGCTGTATAGTGCGAGCGTCCCAGATGCATAGTTGTTACTCGCGAGGTTCGCTCTCAGCGCCCCGCGTCCTGATGCCATGTTGTTGGAGCCGCTGACGTTTGAGTACAGCGCCTGTCTGCCCATTGCGGTGTTCTGCACGCCGGTCACATTACTATACAGATTCTGGTAGCCAAACGCCGTATTATAATCACCAGTGTTCAGCCTTCCCGTTCCGACGCCAGCGAACGTGCACTCCGAGCCTCCGGTCGTCGCGTCTTGATATTTGAATTCATCCCACTCTACTTGATCGGTTGACGAGGTTGGATTGAGCGTGGTCCCGGTGCGCGTCCATGTCGTGATCAGTTCGAGAGGGGTCGTGCGATCCCAGTACCCAGCCGTAGCATTCCAGACTAGAACATCCTTGTCGACCACCGGACCACCATTGACATCTGACAGATTGTCCAGGCTCTCAGGGGAAAGAGGGGCGCACTTCCAGTGTGCCGTTGCTGCCATGTGCAGATATAACCAGCGCCACGACTATTGCCGGACTCGGTGCTTCTGGCATTATATTGGTCAAGTATCCGGCGGTCGCGTCTGACACATAGATAATATCACCTGCTGCCCACGTCTCACCGTACTGCCCTCCGTTCGTCTGGATGCCCCGGACCTTGCCTCTGACAGTGATATTCCCAGGTTGCCCGTCGATGATGTCATGAGTCGCAATGCCCACGAAATAAAAGGCGGGCTTCCCTCCAGCGACTATCGCAGGAGTGATCCGAAAGTTGCCCGAATTGCCAATACTTCCTGCATACTCAACCGGAGTACCGTTAGTGATCGTGCCCCCCGTATCGTTCTGGCCATCGATCAACGCCTCCTTGAAGTGCTGCCCGACAGTGCCGTTCTCCAGGACTGTGCTTAGCGTGCGGTTGCCAGCATCCCAGAATGTGCTGCCGGTAATCTCCGTCCCTGTTGAGATGTACCCAGTATTGTGGTAATGCACATCAGCATCCACATTTGGAGAGCGCAAGGTGCCGGTGGCTTCGTCGAATGTGAACTCAATATCCCCAATCAACAGCCCGTCAGAGCCGGCAAAAGGGATCTCGTCTTCTCCTAGGCGGGCACCACCATCATACACCCAATCAAGAATCTCCTGCTCCGAACGCACCAGGTCCAGAGGTATTTCTTCAAAGGGGTTGAACCTCAGCTTCACGTCTTCACCACTGAAGACACATTATCGTTGGCGTCATAGGAAATAGTGAGCACTGCCTGCGTGGCAGCAGCCAACTTGTACGTAACAGTCTCTATCTCACCAATACCGTTCCCGGCAGTTACATACGTCAACGATATGCTGTCGTAGATCTCAGGCACCAGCGCGTTGAACCTCGCGACAGGTAAGGGGTTAGTTCCATCTACCGGTGATCCGCCATTGAATAACGCAACGAAGTTCTTGGCGAAATCCCCGAATGGTCCCATGATCTACTACACTATGAGGCAGCAGGTTCTTACGAAGCGGGCTTCGCTGGCTTGTTCCTTTTCACTGGCTCTGCTGTGCAAGGTGGGTCTTTAGGTCCTATAACTCTTACTGCCATATCATTATCCCCATTGTAGCCAAGTGCCGTGGATTCTTAGTTCTTTATCGTTTGCGTTATCAGCCTGATACCCCATGGTGGTGCCAGAGGTTTGTCCCGAAATATCTATCTCGCCAGAAGTGTAGATCTCGATATTGGCGTCATAATCCGCCATCTTGGTGAGGGTTGCCGCCGAAGTGCTTGTGAAGTCATCCCTGGTAGCGTAATAGATCAAGTCGGTGTTAATAGTGACCACATCTATAGGGTCAACCAACGCCACAATTCTAGCGTAAGTTGGGACAGCCAAAGCTGTGGCAGGCTCAGATATGAGACTGAATGCGCTAGACCCAGAGTAAGCCGCAGTAGGAGGGGTGAAGTCTCCTGTGGTATATGTGCCTAGATTGCTGTTAAACGCAACCTCATCCATCAGTCCGTTGAAATCCCACGCCCCGTCAGGGCGGTTACCGATGTAAAAACCGGCAGTGTTAGCTCCACCATCCTTTACGGTAAAAGTGTCAGCACTCTCATACCCGTTCACATACAGGTAACCCGTACCAGCCTTCCTTACGAACCTGACGTGATACCAAGTATCGGCTGACAGGCTAGGAACTTCTATGGGAAGAGTAAACGCCCTGTCTTCGTTAGCAGCACCAGCACCTACAGACGTGTGAAACTTGGAGTCACTACCGTTCCAGTACATCGCGATCCCTCTGTTGAGGAGAGAGCTATCCGTAGCAAAAAGCCCCTGAACGCCAGTAGTAGCGTTGAGGTAAATCCAAGTCTCGAAAAGCCAGTCATTCGTGAGAGGGTCCCAATCTGCGCTAGTCGCAAGGGACAGAGCATCATCCGTTCCGTCAAACAAAATGGAAGTTGTACCAAACTTTGGCCCCGTACCTTCGACCGACATATCACTATGCTGGGTTTGGTTGTTAGCTGTGACCGTCTTCGAACCAGCGGAGTCCACGAAAGTAGTGCTCCCATCTGTGGTGTTAGAGTGGATCAGCAGCGTGTAGCTTGCGGGGTTTGTGTAGTAGTCGTTTGTACCATCATAAGTAGCAGAGGATGCCACGGTATCAACACCTGTCTCATCGTGGTACTCATCAGCAACACCTTTGACCATGTTGAATATGGTCCAGCCATCGTTGATAGCCGTCCTGAGGCTGAGGAGACCTATATTGTCAGAGTTGGTGCCTATCTGGGCTATCTGCTCGGCAGTAGCACCACCACCTCCACCGAAAGGTGGGTAGAAAGGTCCAAGCATTATTTCCTCCGGCTACGGAATAGTGTTACGGTTACAGTATCAGTGGTTCCAGTCTTCTTCAGACGGAACAGGCCAGGACCGAACCCTGTCTGCATCTTGGTCGTGGAATCAAGTACAGTGCCTGAGCTCTCCCAGAGCAGCGAGTTGTCCGCTTTTCGAGTAGCGAACTGAATGTCTACAGAATCCGCTGATAGCCCGGAGCACGCTATGGTTGTGTTCCGATCAACGTAAAATGACTTGGTCTCGAAAGCCGTCGACACCTCCTGAATAGGTGCCTCCGAAGTAGAATCGTATACGCATACGTCAACCATATCTGCACTCATGATGTCTCCTGTAATGAAAAAAGACCCCGGGTGCCGAAACACCCGAGGTCTAGGGGTACTACTTACCCAGCGCTGGTAGCGCCGGTGATCTTCGCCAGAGTGGGCATGGAGCCGTACTCAAGGCCTACTTCCGAACGCCACACGTCCGAGCCTCCATCGACGCCATCCTTCTTGACATCGGTTTCGAACTCAACCAGAGGAGCGTTGTCCAGAACCCTCATCTTGACCTGCATTGGGTCGTAGATGATTCCGCCAGCAGAGAGGTCACCTGCTACGGTGAACTGCTCATGTATGGCGAACTTCAAGGTTCCGAAGGGAGAGATGTAGTTGAAGACCTGCATCCCGTATTCACGAGAGCCCATCTCCGTCTGCAGCTTGCCCTTGGCGAAGGTGTTGATGATCGACACCAGCCTACGAGAAGCCAGACAGACCTTGTCCTGAGAGCCATAGGCGAAGGCTTTGGTCTCGAGGAAGTTGTCCCACTGAGATTCCGTCAGGGTTCCACCAGCAGCCAGAGTGTTGTCATACCCTGCAGCCTGCGCAAGAGAGATGAACTCAAGGAGTCCACTCATGTAACGCCGGGGCTGGTCACCTCCACCATTTTCGATTCCCCTGCGGCCCCAGATGAAAGCCTTTTCCATCTTCTTCTTGTGCTCGCGGGTTTTCTCTTCACGGCGGAACTTCATGTCCTGTGGGTTGACACGCAGCTTCGTGCGCATGTAGGTCTTGGTGTACTCGACCGACGTGCGGATAATCTGGGTGTAACTGTAGTACTCATCCAGCTTCACAGCAATCGCCTGAGGCAGATCAGATCCTTCTTTCTGCGCATCAGAGATGTTGTAGATGATGTCCTCATCAGCGATAGCTGCAGCAGTCGACCCAGCAACACCACGAGTAATCGTGAGAGTGTTGGTACCAACGGTAACAGCGTCAATGCGGATAATTTCACCGTACGCGCCAGTCGTCTTGTCAACAACCACGCAGATCTCCTCAGGGAGAAACTTGGTTGCATCGTCAACTACCAGTGCTGTGGTGACGTTGTCAATCGCGCCATTCACCGTATCGGTGTCAGGACGATCATCATTGCCGTACCACTCGAACTTCGAGTTGTGGCAAGAGTTTGCGGAAATTGCCTGACTGAGAGTCAGGAAGGGGGTAATACTCGGCCACAGCTTGTAAATTGTGGGAGTAAAATCACGAGGCTGGTTGGATGCCGTCGTGTTGCCAGTGCTCTGGCGGCCTACTATCTGTGTCATCGTTTATGCCTTATTTTGGTATGGGAACGGGCTCCCCAAAGAGTTCCTTTTCCAAAGCGGCGGTCGGGTCAGGGGCTGAAGAGCCACCTCCCGGGAGTGCTGAGCCAGGGCGTACAGGAGTGTATGGCGCAGGTGCCGGGGGAGTGGCTGGCGCCTGCGGTTGGGTGTTCAGTTCAGTTGCGTAGACAATCTCTGCAGCCCTCTGAGAAGGGATCCCGCTGTTATACAGAGCATTGAACTCTGTAGCCTTCGCCAGTATTTGCTCTTTGGACACACCTTTGCCGGTCAGGAAGGTTCCGATCTTATTCATCTCGGACTGCCTGGACGCCGCTTGCGTAGCCTGCTCTCTCTGGGTCAGATTCTGCTGGATCTGCTGCGTACTGCCAGTCACTTTTGAAAGCTCCTGTCGTAGCGCAGTAACCTCTGATTTTGAGCGATCGCTCTGCAGCTCGAACAACGTTGCCATCTTACCAAGGATTTCCAATTCCGGCTTTGCTTCAGCCATCTTCTTCATGTCCCCGATCATCTCAGACATCTTGGTCTCTTCCGGAGAAGGACCAGCAGGTTCTGCCGGTTGCCCGACGATCTGCTTGTTCAAACTATACTGAACCTCATTGAACCTGTTGGGATCCTGAGCTTTCAGCTTCTGCAGTTCCTGCACTTGGACCAGCACGGCCGGATCAAACTGAGCCAGCTGAGCTTCTCGTTGTGCAAGTTCGTTCTCGCGTACCTTCAGAGCCTCTTGATTCTGAAAGAATGTCTTACCTTGGCGCACATAATCAGCAGCTTCCTGAGGGTTGAGGTCAAGGGTCATCTCCTCGCCATTCACCTTCGTTGTCAAAATAATACCACCATCCTCTTTCAGCTGGTACGGAAGTTCCGGAGCGGCTGGCGGAGTTTCAGGAGCAGCTGGAGCTACGGGAGTCTGCGGCAGGGGGCTGGTGTTGCCGGTGCCGTATCCGGAGCAGCGGGAGCTTGTCCTTCATCTACCATGAAATCAGGCATGAGAAGATCTCCGCCGTCATCGGGTGTGGTTGGTGCTATAGTAGTATCTGCTGGTTGCGTCATAAGGTTCTCCGTAAATTGACGTAGCTTTCGCTAGGAGTCCAGATCGAGCGGGCGGAGTGCCTGGGCTCGAACTCTCGAATCAAGCTCGCCGGGACTGGGCCCGTTCTTGACCGGGAGGGGGCCCACCAGGCTGACCCTCCGCTTGCTGCGGCTGCTGAGATGATTCCAACTGCTGCTGCAATTCAAGTACGCGCTGTCTTAGCTTCCTTGATTCTCGGAATCTCTTTCATTATAGTTCTGCGGCCTGGCCAGTCAAGCGCCTCAATAAGGTGGGGCAGAATCGCTCCTGCGTCCTCACCAGCATATTGAAGCACCTGGGTCATCTGCTCAACCAATGCGCCCTTGTCACGCGCCTGCATTGGGTGCACAGCCACACGGTACTTATACCGTCCCTGTCGTATATCGTGTTTGAATTCTAGAACACCCTTCGCCTGGAGCGCTGCCTTGGCCTCGTCCTCTGTGAGGTCGTTGGTAGACATGGCGTTCTGCAGTTCCCGTGGGAAATCTGGGTTCTCCTCAGCAACCACTCCTTCCCTCAGTGGGGAGTTAAGCTCCCTCTGTACCTTCGGGTCGTTAAGCGCTTCACGAACGGTGGCCTCAAGTTTGGGGTCCTGGAAGTCCATGGTTCCCTCATCATTCGACAGGTAGATTATCCTGCCTGCAGCGTAGTTCTCCTGCATGAGGTCTACCATCATTTCCCCAAGCTCTTCCATGGCGGCATTGTTCATGCGGATCATCTCACGCAGTCTTCCCATGGATGCTTCGAAAGCGGCCTTCACAGATCCCGGGCGCTGACTTGCCTGCACCGAACCGGTCAAAGCGTCAGTAATTCCTATGGTTTCATCAACATCTTTCTTCTTGCTGTCCAGGTGCTTAAACACATCAGGGGAGATAGGGATACCAGGCTTAACCATGACGGCCTTGTTTATGTCCTCCCCCTCCACCTCAGTAATCGATCCCGGTGTGTTGGTGTAGCTGTCAGTGTCGACTGCTCCCTCTGTTGCGAAGATCTTGGGGTTTCCAACGGTTTTTGATGTTGTCCTGGATGGCGGCTTCCATCTCGTTGATCTCACGCATCATGTCCTTGATGGGGCCAACGATAGAGGTATCGTAGAACTCCTCAATGTTCTCGATGCACCCAGCCTTTTACGTATGGCCAGCGCTTGCCGCTACCTTCAAACTTGTAGGGGTTCTTGCTGTCTTCCAGCTTCACATCACCTGTGAACAGAACTACGCGCCCATTTGGGTATTTTGCGAACGCTGCGCTTGATGTCGTCTGCAGTGCTGGTCTGGGTGTCCTCCTCAACCATGGTGGAGTCTATGAACCAGATCTCCCAGACCTCAACGGATGCACCATTTACCCGGTCCTTGCGGTCCTGCTGGTATGCGCGCCAAAGCTCTGTACCCACTTCATGCCCGTCTGTGGCTCCTTTGAGCCGTTCGTACAGCTCGTGGGTTATTTCTCGAGCAGAGTGGAAAGTGGTACCCGGGTGCGCTCAGCTACGAAGCGAGCCTCTTCCATGGTATCAGCAAATGGGTCGACTACCAAATTCTCTGGCTTGACTATGTCCGCCTGGATCTCTCCGTTATCTCCCTTCGACTGGTCCCACCAAACCTTCCAGAAAGCATTTCCCTTGATCATGCAGTAACGCCACATCCTGGAATTCTTGCGTTCCAGCTTCAGGTCATCAAACAGGAAACTGAGGTGGGATCCTATCATCTCCGCAGTCTCCTGATTTCCTCCTGCTCGGGGATAACAGAATGACTCAGGAGGCTGGTCAGTTACTACAGCATGAATTGTCTCAACCGATGTGAATGGTTTAGGCAAGGTGGGCAGTGAGCGCCATGTAGCGCGCTTCTCTTCCTCTTCCTCGTCCCACATATGGGATAGGTAGAACTGCGTGTTTTCACTCCACTCTTCACGCCAGTCAGACATGCCATCGTCACCAAGGTTGATTAGGCGGCGAAGGCGAGTAATTAGGTCAGAATCGGCAAACTCTTGCTCTGTGGACGTACCAGTTTCCCCGGCTTTTGGGTCATCCAGTACCGTATTCCCCATGCTTTTGCTTCAGCCTCTCTCGTTTGATGTGCTTTGGGGTGATCTTAGAAGGTGTCTTTGGCTTGTCAACGTTACTTTTTGCTACCGCCTCTGCGTAGGCTTCATTGGGGATTGTTGTTCCTGCCTTCTTGTCTGCTCTTCGGATCTCATGCACAGCCTTCTTGGCGTCTGACAGGAAGCTACTCATGGTGTTCTCCATGTTGGTAACACGCTCAGTAAGCTCCAGTACTTTAGCTATCAGTGCTTCACTCATCGTTTTCTCCTTCTCCGGCCTACTCCGGATCCTATTCCAGTATTCTGCGCTCTGCACTTGCCCCTGCGCTTTCTGGCAGCTTTTGCTGCGTTCGCTACCTCATCAATCTCTACGGTTCCTGGGCCCTTCTGCTTTGAGAACGGCATGGCTGCGCGTATGTAATCCTTAGATTTACTGCTGCATGCCCAATAGCGGATGCAGTCCATCATCTCATCGTGCTCTTTCTTTGGCTTCCCGTCCGGTCCCCAGCTGTACTTGGAAAACTCAGACAATGTCTTGGTGCAATTTGCTGTGACGTACAGGAATGGTGCCCGCGTTTCGTTGTGGAACAGCAGGCGTTTCACGTGCCCTATACCGGTGCTCACCAGCTTTACTGAGTTGCGACAGGATATGCCGTGGTCCCTGAACTCGTTGGTGGTGCTCTTTCCCTCAGCAGTCCTGGTCTTCTTGTTGCCGGAATAATCGATGATGTTCTCCACAATCTTATGCTCATAGTCAAGTGATCTGCGGATCACCCACTCAGCTACCTGGGAAACCAACCCCTGCTCCGCCATCTCATCAAATATGATTATTCGCCTGTCAGTCATGGCGCACACCCACAGTACGCAGATAGGCTTGGCATCATGCGGATCGATTATTCTCCACACCTTCTCTGCCTGGTCCAGATCCGTGGGGGACAGCGGTGGTATTACGTGTACCTGCCGTGAGAACATTCCATAGATCAATCCCTTCCTGAGCTGCCAGGCACCGTATATACGGGCGTTCCGCTCTACCTCATCTGCTCCGGTGATGTCCGTCTTCATTGCCTCCTTCGAGGCGTCGGTCATGTGGATGTTGTCATCCAGGGCCATCTGCCACAGGCGGTACTCTGAATCCGGCTTGTTGGCCTTCTCGTACAGTGCGTCCTGCATCCACGTTACACCGTCCAGGTTGGGGGTAGCTGTCATCCAGACGTACAGCTTTCCGGCCAACTCCTCCGACTGGTCGTAGTCGTCACCTGCAGGTACACGTGTAACCAGCTCGTTCCACTTCTTGGGAGTAGGAACACATTCCTCATCAATCCATATCCAGTTGGCACGAACGCCCTGGTACGTGTCACGCTTGGCTTTCGATGTGATGAATGTTATAGTGGACCCGTCAACCAGCCGGATCGTGCCTATTGCATCATCCTTGACTTTAGTTATGTCTAAAGCCCCGTTGCGCTTGCGGCCAATCTTGTCCTCTGGCAGGTACTGAAGCAGCTTATCCTGCGGGCCACCAGCCATCTGCTGCTGTCCTCGGGAAACAACTACTACCAGCCCATGTACTGGGCCTACAATCTCAGATACCCACGGCTTGAACGGGTGGTTTTTTGTGGACCACCACACTGCCTCAGTTGCTCCGGACAGCGTCTTGCCTGAGGAGTTAGCACCAAGCACGAACCTGATGCGGGCATTCGAGGTGTGGAATTCTTGCTGCTTCGGGTATGGGACGTAGGCTCCGATGTCCCGCTTGCCGATCAATCTGAGTTGTCTGTCGCGCTCCTCGGCCTCTTCCAGGATGCGGGCATTCAACTCATCCCGCTTCTTGAGAAGCTCTTCCCTACTCAGAGTCGTCATATTCCCTCAGCTCTGCCTCTACTGCGGCCAGCTCATCCTCAGGGGATACTACATCTGCATCCAGCTCCTCTGGCTCATCAGAAGGGCTCCCTACCGGAGTGCCTGTGCTTTTGTCTGTCCCAGCCTGCAGGCGCTGCAGGGATGAGGCACCAGTAACAAGGGACTTAATGCTGTTGGTGGGAGAGAACAGCAGAGTGTACCAGACATTGAGCAGCTTCTCCATTGTCTTCACATCCTGCTTCTGCTTGGCCAAATCCAGCGCGTCCTTCAGGTACTTGCCAAAGTCATCAGCTCCCATTCCCCAAGCGGCTTCTGCCTGCTCAAAGAACTTCTTGATCACACTGTGTCTATGATCCTCCAGCTCACCAGCCTGCTTGGCCTGCTTGGTGGCCTGCCGCAGCATCTCGTTAATTGACGGTGCTGTTCGTATCTTGCTCATAGCGCTCCCTGGTAACAAAGCTGCCGTTGGGGTCTGGCCGGAACACGTACGACTTCTTGGCTGTGCTCCATACCAGCCCACCAAAAGGCCCATCATACTCAACACTTTCGTAGTACCTGAACATCTGGAAATTCATTACAGACAATGAATCCTTGGATGTCTTGCGGATGTCCTTGTCAGTCTCCCCATCTGCAACTATAACGAAATGGTCAGGATCATCAAGGTAATCCAGCAGTGCTGCTGGGGATACCAACGGCTTACCCCTCGTAAACATCCAGTCTCCCGTAAGAATCGAAACGTGGTTTGGCCTTCTTTATCCAGCGCTTGGTCAGTGTGGATTCCACACCTATCTTCATGCCTGGCATTACCTCTGACATACCTTGGATCATAGCCAGCTCAAACCCATCAACCACCTTCTGCCGGTAGTCGTGGTCCTCGTAGTCAGGGATCTGGAAGATGATCTCATCATGCACGAACAGCTTCTGACTGCACCCAGCGTAATCCGGATCACCGTAGCACATATGCCCTGTTTTGCATATGGCACGCTTGGCGCCGTCTGCCGTCAGACCTTGGAAATAGGAATTACAGGCTGAGCAAAAAGACGCTCCTGCCCGTATCCTGTCAGTTGACACCTGTCGTACAGATATACTTCCGGAGCCTTCGTCACACTTACCGATGAACTTGAAGTACTCCTTCATCTCCGGCTGTGCGTCAAACCAGGCTGCCTTCAGGCCCTCTGAGTCCGTCACTGTTACGTGTATCCCGTAGCTGGTTCTGGCGTAGCCTACAAAAGCATCTACGCCCATTCCACCAGGGTATCCGAAGTTCGGAGCCTTGGCCATCTGCCGAGCCTCTAGCACCTCTGGGGCCTCGTCCTCATACGCCTTCTCAATCTCCTCGTACGTATTGTACGGACAATCACCCTTCGCCTGCAGGATTCTCAAAGCAGTCACAAGGTGTGGGTCCTTACCGGAGTTGATGGCGTTATACAGGTACAGCTCTTCCTCAGGAAGATCAAGTAGCACCTTTGTGCAGTACGCCAGTGACACCAGCTCAATGAAGCTGTAGTCAATCGCCAGCAACAGATGCCCTGGGTCAGCAACAAAGCACTCCCGGTACCCTGCTTCCCGTGGAGGGTTCTGCAGGTTGGGTTGCCGGCAAGATGTCCTGCCAGTTTCCACAAGCACATTGAGGCTTGCGTGCACCCGTGGTTCCCCGAACGGTTTCAGGTATGTAGACTGGTTGTGCAGATCTGTGCTGATCTTCTGGAACACCTGCAGTGTTTCACAGAATGGTGCCAGCAGTCCTACTGCATCAGAATCACAGGATATGTTGCCCTCAGTCTTCCCATCCGCTTTCATCTTTGCGGTTGGTGGTTTCCTGGGCACTTCCATCTCAGCTTTGTCTGAGGCCTGTATGATCAACTGTTCGAAGACCTTCTTCTTGCGGGTGTATGGGAATTCATCCCCAGCCTTTTCCTTCTTGGGATCTTTCACGAACAGCCCTGCCTTCAACAATGGAGGAAGGTTCTCTGCTATGTTCTCACGAACACGTTTCACCAACACTGCGTGTGCTTCAGGATCTGTAGCGAACCCGACTACACCCATAAGGCACAGGAAGAAGTCAGCTTCTGCCTGGCGGTACATGTCCTCCATGGGAGGGCCATACGTATTGCACTGTCCGTCGTAGACCTCAAGTGTGATCTTCGGGTCATCAAGTGCGTATTGGGAAGCGTCAGCTGGCCACTGCTCAAGAGGCGCGCCATCAAGCTCATGGTACCGTAGGCGCCAAATGTCATCACCCTTCTTTGTGCCACTGACATCAACTCCCGTGTGCCGCTTGTAGCAGCCAGACAATGAAGCGTCTAGCCCTGTTGAACTGCCAGCTATCCCTTGCAAGCAGGTGCAGCTTCTCGTTCAGCTGGGTGCATATAATTTCGGCGTTCTGCGTTAGAGCTTCAGCATGATCGGTAGAAGCTCTGGATAGTTGACCACCATCACAACATTGTCGTATGATGCGTTGTGCTCAACAAATACGTAATCCGTTTCCTCAGCCCAGTAGCGCCAGTTCTCTACGGTGTTATCCCGTGTGCACAGCGCCTGTGCTATTGTGGTGCCCGGATTCCTCCACGCGTAAGTGCTGCAGACAAGCCGGGGCGCCGGAGTGTCTGCAGCAATTAGGAAGGTTTCAGTATCAAAACCTAGTAGATTCACGCGTTACGCCTGCTGAACCGGCTGTGCGGGAGGAACGGGGGCAACAGGGGCCTGGGGCGGTGCCGGCTGCGCAGGAGCAGCTACCGGCTGGGCTACCTGAGCTGGTGCCTGTGGCTGCGCCACCTGTGCAGGAGCAGCTACGGGGGCTGCTGGTGCCGGATGAGCAGGGGCAGCTACAGGTGCAACAGCAGCCTGTGCTGGTGCGGGCACCGGCTGAGCAGGAGCAGCTACTGGGGCTGCTGCCTGAGGCTGCTGTGCAGGAGCTGCAGCCGGTGCCGGAGTATTCCTGGCTGCGTAATCAGACACAATAGCGTATGCGTCAATTGGTTCAATCGGCATTATCTCCATGTTCGTGAAGAGCTTTGTGGCGTCTCCTCTCTGAGGCTTGGTGGTACTTGTTACCGATATACCAATACCATTGAATGCTCCATCGAAGAACGCGTTGACATACGCAGGATTGGCACGGATGTACTCATCTGTGAATCCTGTGATGTTGCAGATAACACGCATCAAAGCACGGTGAGCGGATTCGTTATCTGCGTAACAGATGGAAAACGGGTCCAGTGCTATACCGGCGTTTGCTGCGTCGGCACACATCTTCTGGATCTCTCCGTTGCTGGAAGCAGTAGGTGCAAACTCGATGAAGGTAAGGGGCTTATTGTTGCGCCCCAAAACCTCTGTTACTGCCTGAAGCACTCCATGGTGTACTCCATCATACTGGGGCTCTGACAGTCTCCTGCCTGACCCACCTGCAGCGGTTTCCCGTGCAACACTATCGCGCATACTCATAATATTTCTCCACTAAATAAAAGAAAAAGTTTTACTATGTGCTCATGATAGTCTTGATACCTACGCTGTCAAGACCCGCTTTTGCATTTCTTGCTATTTTTGCAAATATGCTGTTGTCGTAATCAGCAAACAGCAGCTTTTGTGCGCCTGCTCCGGACTCTTCCATGTACCGTGCCTGAGACAATACTTTCAATAATCTCTGTCTCTCAGGACCAGTGGCGCACGAAAGAACTACTCTGACTTCGTCTGCGTTCTGTCCTGCTCTGTGGCATCTTCCAATGTACTGCTCGAATACCGAGGCATTAGAAGTCCATTCGCTGAACAGCATATTTGAGAAGTGCTGTAGATTCTTTCCTGTTCCATGCGCTCTACCTGCGCATACCAGTATTCTGCCCTGGTCCCGGCTGTCCAGATAATTATGAGGATGGAACCAGTTAGGATCACAATCAGCAGGACAATGCACAACCCTATCACCAAACAAATGCCATAGGTGCTCATACATCTTCTCTCCAAACAAGTTCCATTGATACCAGATTATAGCACCCTGCTCAGGGCCTATATCGTTTATGTACTTCTCAGCCTGCTCCAGCTTCCAATTACTCAACCACACCTCCCTACGATCTTTCTTCGGCTCCTCGCCATCGTGGTATGCTGCATCATATATGTGCTGAAGACGTGCTACCTCTGGGGCCCGCTTCCTCAATCCTTCCAGCAGCAGGAATGGTGTGTCGAAGTCCCGCTCCTTACGTCTGTCAAGGAACTTCTTTGCTGCCTTCTTGAATGCTGAGTGCCTCTCTGCTTTCTCCAGTACGTGGTCTGGTGTGTCAGGGGGGAAGAAGCATTCGTAGTAGAATCCGTTAACCAGCTGGTTCAGGTACCGGCCATACTCCAATGCATCTGTCACGTAGTCCCCGTCCGGAGTAGTCCACCTGTCAACCAGGTTATCTATGTGCTGCTGCATGTCGGCCGGTATCGATTTGAAAAGCTCCGTCTCCACGCGCAGTGCGCAATCAACTGAGCTGCCAGATGTAGCAACCACTCCAGGACAGGAGTGAAGGCGTAGGGAATAGATCTTCCTGAAATGCTCCTGTGCTACTGCCTGGTACGGGAATAGCTCATTCTTCTGGGCCCAGTCCACCAGACCCTGCACCTCTTCCCCTCTGTCATTCCATAGCATTCCGAACTGCCCCTCAGTGTCCGGCCGTAACAGCTCATCCCACTGGTTCAGTACCACCCATGAGTTGGGAAGCGGGCTGCGGGCGCCAAGGGCCATGTCCATCAGATGCTTGTAGTCCTTGATGGACTTCTGGGTAATCGTGCCGGACATGCAGCAGAATCGTGCGTCCTGCCACTGCAGGTACCGGTGGAACCGCTTGGTCCTGGCTGACTTCTCATTGCGCAGGTAGTGGCACTCGTCTGCTATGATCAGATCCACATCGTCCATCATCTCCAGCATATCGTCCGCGTCTGGTGTTGAGAGCAGGCTGTAGGGACACACCATCAGGCCTGTCCACTGGGTCTTCAACATCTGCTCCCGTTTTGTGGGTGTTAATCCGTTGAGACAATGTATCTCATATCCGGGGGCAAATTCGTAAACACACGTTGGCCAGTCGGCTTCCATCAGCTGAACGCACAGTTTTGGTGGGACGAAGAGCACTGCTCTGTCGGAGTCCATCACCTTGGGTAGCAGTAGGGAGATGAAGGTCTTGCCGTGACCTACACCTATGGGCCCAAACAGGCCCTCATATTCAAATGCTGTGGCCAGAGCGTCTGCCTGCTTTGGCCACAGCTGTAGGGTTTTACCCTGAATCAACTCACCAATGCGGCGGGCGTTCCGGTTTTCGAACTCTATAGGTGCCTGCTCGAGCTTCTTGGTTTCAAGGAAAGCTCCGAGGCCTAGAGCAGCTCGTGCTCTGGCTATTTCGGGATGCACTAAGTAATCTCCATATAGCTTTCTATGAAGACTTGCGCTTGCGGTGCAACGATTGCATTGCCGTAGCCGCGCAGTCGTCCCACTCTTGCGGTAGGCCCATCAGCCAACGGGAATGTGCCGGGTTCAACTGCCCTCCACTTCTCGTCTCGGCAGAAGATCCAGTCAGCATCTCCCCAGTGGCCGTTAGTCGGGCGGGGGAATCCGCCGTCGCATGAACCAGCATCGACATTTCTATTGACTTTCCTATTTTCATGCGCCTCTGGATAGCTGGGTCGTGCCATTTGCCGCGATCCCTGTCGTCCGCTGACATTGGTGTCGGCCATGCTGCCAGCTGTGCAAAGTCGTTTAGGTCGTTGCTGTGCGTTTTGTCGTGGGCACGCTTTGCTTGCCCGCTTTTCCAGTCGCGGGCCTGCGGAGTTGGCCACGACATCAACTGAACCGCCATGTTCAGCGTCTGATTCTTGGCGAAAGGGTCGTATTTCTCCCCACGCTCCGAATCCGTCTTCGTTGGCGTCGGCCAGTGCATTTTCCGCAGCCCAGTACATTCGCTGTCTTTGGTGCGGCGCGCCGACGCTGCAAGCCGGGAATGTGACCGCCCCGCTGGAGTAGTCACTTCCTTCCAAGTCAGATTGTACATTGTCGAGCCAAGCGAGTCCAGCTTTTCCTGCAACCTGTTCACCAAAGACGACTGGAGGTCTGCACGCATCGATGAGGTTGTGGAAGACTGGCCAGAGATGTCGCTCGTCTTCAATTCCTTTTCCCTTTCCTGCTGTGCTGAAAGGCTGGCATGGGCAGCTTCCTGTCCAGACAGGCATATCGTCAGACCATCCTGCACACCTAAGAGCGTAAGACCAGACCCCAATTCCGGCGAAAAAGTGGCACTGCGTAAATCCCAGCAGATCTCCTGCTGCGACATCTGTGATTGATCGTTCATCAACTTCTCCATCAGCTATGAGACCTCTTTTGATCAGCTCTCTCAGCCATGCTGCTGCTTTGCCGTCAATCTCGTTGTAATAGGCTGCCACTACCTGGCTATCTTCCTGCGCTTCTTGGAAATCTTCTTGCCGCGTGGATGCCGTTCCTTCAGCATCTTCTGGTAGTTATTCCACACTTCCTGCTGCTCTTTCTTCAGATGCAGCCTGGCCTTGTCAATAAATCGTTCAATCTTCAACAGGCGGCCTTTGAGGACTCCTGCTGATGGGGTATTCAGGAATCGGGCGAAGGAAGTAGGGCACATCTCCAGGTACGTGGCAAAATTCTTGCGCGTGTACCCCATCATCGGCATCATGTCCTTCAACTCCTCCTTCAGCTTGGTGAGGTAGTCCAGGCGGACCTTTGCGATTTTATCCTCTACGGAATCTATTTCTCCCATGCTTTGCTCCGATGTAGTAGTCAATCATCCCTATGGCGCATAGGTAGTCCTCCTGCATTGCAGGAGCAATTCCGTACTTAGTGCGCATGCGGTCATGTGTTATCTTCTTCGGTACACCACCGTTCCATGCGCTAGGGTGGTAAAATATCGTGTGAGTGCTCTGGTCCCCAACAACCGCGGCAACGCTGTAGCACACTGCGTGCAGGTCCATCAATGCCTGCTTGCCCATGCGCTCATTCATGCCTCTTGGGTTCTGCACTTCAATCAGCAGTGTGTCTATCTGCAGGCCTTCAAGCGTGCGGCCAACCCTGCGTGCCATCTCAAGGACCGCGTCCCCTCCTGACAGGCCACCCTTCACCGTGACATTACAGTAGCCTTGCAATGCATTGTTCTGATATGTTGCCACACCAGAACAATAGCATTGACGGATCGATAGCGGCTATCACTTCGTTCCGCGAATTACTGTGAAACCGATGCGCTCAAGAGCATCAACCACAGTAGCGTCAACAGGGTCAGCGTAGTTTGCCATGACCACGCTGTGCTTCGAGCACTCAGTAGCGATCGATCCCATGTGACCAAGCAACTGCTTGATGGGCTCGTTGTACTGGTGGCACCGAATGTCTGCCAAATTGTACTGCCCGGCGAGTGCCTCAGCTGAAGCTGCGTATATCTGGTGCAGCTTCTTCACCTTCAGGTTGGGGCAGAAGCAATCAACCAGCACTATGTTCTGGCTGTAGTTCGGCTTGCTGTCAGGCGCAGGCGGTGCTGGTTGGGCTGCAGGCGCCTGAGGCTGAGCTACAGGAGCTGCTGGCGCCTGAGGCTGCGCTGGCTGTGCAACAGGCTCAGGAGGCGCCACAGCGGCTGCTGGCTGCTCTGGGGGCTGTGCAGGGGCTGCAACGGCTGGCGCAGGCTGAGCGGGTGCTAGAGCACTAGGCTGAGGCTGAGCTGCTGCTGCTGGCTGCTGCGGTGGATGGTTGGCAGGGTTGCCTGGGTCCATCGTACCACCTGCCACCTCAGTGGGCTGGGTTGCTGCGGGCTGCGCTGGGGCAGGTTGGGTTGCGGCAGGTTCCCCACCCATCAGGTTGGGATCGTCAGGCTGTTCCAGCCCCTCCTCGTACATGGTGCGCCACTCGTCAATCCTTTTGACGCCTGCGGCCAGAACCAGTTTCCCGGTGGCTTCTGCAGGGTACGCTACGATCAGCGCTTTCAGAAGGGTGTAGAGCTGCATGGTTTGCTTGCCCAGGAGCTTCTGTGTCTTGCGCCCTTCAGTGGCCAGGACCTCTGACAGGGATGGGGTGGGTGCAACGCCCAGCTCTTCACATGCTGTGCAGGATGCCTCATAGGCGCCTGAAAGATCCTGAAGGTACTGCTCAATACCTTCTTTCTTGAGCGCAACGCGTACGCTATCCCACTTGCTCTCAGTCATCCCTACGTCAACTGTGTAGGCTGACAGGTTGAGGGGTTGTAGACTGGACGGCATAGCTGCTGCGGGCTGCGCAGGTGCCTGTGCTGGGGGTGGTACTGCAGCAACGCCGGCTGCCGTGGGGGGCGGGCCAGCCATTTCCTGCTTGAAGGGTTGCTGGGTCCTGTTGGTGGCGCCTTGTAGCGGCATCACAGGGGCATTCAGATTTTCCATCGACTTCTCCTCTAAAAGAAAGTTTTGTTTGAGCCTCTCGGGTGAGAGACCACCTTTGCAAATTGGTATGAATGCGCAGCCCGCAGATGTCTTCGTGCGGAACTTGCTGCAGTGTTTCAAATTCTGGTGGACGTTGCCGTTGAGGGCGGTTACCCAGTCGTCAGCATGTCCGTACTCATCAGCTATCTGCTGCATCTTGGATGATGAATCAATAACGCGGTCCCATACTGATGTAATATCTTTGTCCTCCATGACGGTTTTGAAGGATCTGACTTCGTTCGGGGACTTTTTCAAGTACTGGATGTGGCCGATATATACCTTGTAGTCTGCCAGGGCTTCATCATCCTTGGTGTCCTTGCAGTACATGCCCATCTGGATGTCCAGGGGCAGGGTGTATGGGGTCTCACCGTACTTGAAATCACTGGTTGTCTTGTGGTCGAAGATGAATATCTCCTTCGTGGTGTGGTTGATGAGTCGTAAATCGATGTAACCGATGTAGGTGATGCCTTCCATGACCTCACCATTGATCTCTGTCTCGATCTCTGTAGCCTCACTGGCTATCCAGACCTTCAGCTTGGGACGGGCGTTGTTGATAAGACGCATGATCGTGCGGTACTGCACGTCATCCAGGCACAGCTTGTTTACCTTGTCCAGCTCTTTGCGGTCGTCTGCGTCAACGAACTTCTTGATGAAGAGTACCTTGAGAGTCGTGAAGTCTTTTTCGATAGAACCCTTGGTGCGCAGGAAGTATTCAACTGCCATGTGAAAGCAGGAGCCGAAGATCTGTGCCTGGGTGCTGGGCTGCTTCACCTTGTGAACGTATGCCAGGTACCACTGCATAGGGCAGCTGTTGAACATCTTGATTTGAGATGCTGAGACTCTCATGCTTTCTCCACTATTATTTCCAGATTGCTTTTTAGTTTATGCTTGATAGCTAGGCTGTCAAGTGCTGCATGCTTTTATTTCGAACTTGCACTGATCACATACTATAGTGCAGTCGTCCTTTGGTCTCAGTTTGTGCCCACATATTGGGCATGGTTCACTTTTGCTCATACTTTATCTCCACTCAAAAATAGTTGTGTCTCACGATTCCTCCCCCTCATCACCATAGAGTCTCGCCTGCACGTCATTCAGGTCATTGCGCCTTATCTCAATAGTTCTCTTACGCTCGCCGTCTACACGTGACCTATGCTTCTTGGAAGCTGGCGCCATTTTCTTGATTGCTTCCATGATGCCCTGTGGGCTCCACTTGTTCTTGGTGTGCTGGTTCCTGTGGAGCCAGTCACGGAAGCTGCTTGTGCATATGAATATGACTTCCCTGTTGCTGCCTGCCATCTCATGCGGTGCGTCCTCGCAGTACTTGATGAGGCCCATGTAGAAGTTGATCTGCTCCTGGGTCAGTGTCAGTGTTCTGTGGTTGAGGAATGGTGTCTCGTATGGCGCTACGGCCAGGGTGTCATTGGCTGGTGTGGCTGCGTGGTTCTGGCGAATGTAAGCTACGTGTTCAGCAAACTGGTATGAGACCCATGCGCCTGTCTCAGCCATCGTCAATGGTTCGAAGAATGCTCTCTGCTCTGCGCCGAAGAATATTGGCTGTACGCGGCGGATGAGTGCTCCCAAGTCCTCCTGGTCACGTAGTGGCAGCTTCAGGAAGCGGGAGTTCTGGGTTGACACAATGCGGTGGTAGCCGTCTATCGTCAGCTCTCTTGCGTACTTCCTGTTGGCGTCGGTGGATCGTGCGGTCACCAGCTCCTTCAGGATGTTGATTGAGGACTTCTCCTTCGTGCGGAAGTCAGGTATCTGCTCATCCATGAACAGGACGGGGGACTCCCCATAGCGCCTGTTGAAGCCGTCGTTGGTCAGTGGTGCTTTGACTGGCTCGCTGGTGAACAGAGAGCCTACGAGGGTGGCGAAGAAGCTCTTGCCGGTGGTAGACTCCCCGAACATGTGCAGCCAAGGTACGGCTACGGCGCAGTTCGTGGCGTGGTACAGGTAGTCCTTGATCCAGGTTGTGTCAACTGCCATGACCTCCAGGAACTCTTCAATCTTCTGGTGGAAGACTGGCTTTGCCTGTTTGATGCTGTGGTTGGCTTCGTAGAGGCAGTACTTCTTTGGGGCAATAGTAAAATGCCCTCGCGCTCTGCACCAAGGAACATTGTGGTGCTGCGGGGGGTGGCGCGGTAGAGGGCTTTGAGGCTGTGCTCGTTCTTGAACTGGAAAGTGCCTTCACTATCGGTGAATCCCATCATCTCCTTGGGCCAGTAGGCGTTGATGCGGCCGTCTGCTATCGCGGCCAAGCAGGTCTTGAATTCGTTGAGTGTGCGGTCCAGCTCGTAGATCTCACTGCCATTCACCTTCTGTGGCTCGCCGGCAAAATCAAGAGTGATGTGGTACCGGGAAGTGCACCCGGGAGTCTCAACGAAGTTCGGTACCGAGTAGGGATCCGTCTTGTCTGGGCCGAAGATGCGTAGGTCCAGGAGTGGTTTGTCTGCAGCTTCCCAGGCTGAGATGTAGTGGTCGTGGATTTTGGAAGCGTCTGGCCCGTTGGGCCCGGAGAACGCCTTGTGCAGCTCCTCCCATGTTACTTTGGATNCATCCTGGAAATCCCAGATGCCGTAGTCGTGGACCATGTAGTTTCCGGAATCTGAATCAAGACGGAATGGGCTGTGCGGTGCATGCTCCTTCAGTGTCAGATTGAAAGTGCTGAGGGCCCAGTCTCTCAAAGCTATCTGTGCTGGGGTGCGCTTCTCTTCATCAAAACTCAGGGGTGCTTAATACAGACTCCCGCATGCCGGACCCCTCCCCACCCGGGGCGCTTTGTGGCGTTAGGAATTCTATATGTCCGCCAGCAGGGCTGTAGACGTAGGTGCTGGACTTTGATGAGTTGGGTATGTACATGAACCTGGCTGGGTCGATGCACTGCCCGTCGAATGTGATGTATGGGAAATGCGTCTGCAGGGTGTGCATGTAGCCCTGTTTGTAGGTTTGGAGGTCACGGACCTCTTCAGTCAGTGGAAGATACAGACGCACCTTCAAATGCTCTGGTGTTGAGCTGGGGGATTGGACAAGCAGAAACGCGTAGTTGTTATTGAGCAACTGATCCAGAAGTTGCTGCAGAAGCTCCTGTGTCAGGCCAGTATCAATATCCGCATGAAGGATTGTGGCACTTTCGAAGTTCGCATTGCGTCTGCGCCCGTCAGCGTAGGTGCCGACGCAGATCTTGGTCAAATCATCTTTCGGTTTCTCTGGTGGCTGCTCAATCAGCATCCTCCAGTAATCGTTGCAGAAGTCTGCAAATGTGATTGGTGCCGGTAACGAATGTACCTGGCCTCTGTTAGTCGCTGAGACTACCGAATAATTCACTAGCATATGAACCCTCTTTCCAAAACTACAAATCTCCTTGCCACACACGGGTCGAGCAAGCCGGGGTGGAGGACCCGGCTTGCCCTGTTTTGGAATCCCCGAAAGGTCAACGAGGAAGGTTCAGAACAGAGACCCATGCTGTCTCCGGGAGCAAGTATAGGGAAGTCTGATGGCATGTCAATAGCACTTTCAAAATAGTTTCAAATACCGGCTTCTGGGACAGTGGCTGGAGCCTTGTCAAATCTTTTTTCAAAAGCTGAGACAACTAGTTCAAATTAGTAAAATCAGACCCCCTCAAAACAGGGTGGGACAGCTAGAGCCCGCAAAAAGTTCGGGCAATATAAGGGCCTGTCCCAGTGTCCCAGATGGTCCCTGGAGGGTGGGACAGCAGAGGCCCCCTAAATACTGGGGAAAAAGTGCTGTTGGCCCAAAGGCCCACTTTTGAGCTCATACTTATATATAGAATTAGGGGTGTCATATAATATATTTACTGTCAAGTGCTTATATAATATCAAAATACTGTGTACTTGTAGGTTATACTATTGGTTGGGACACTGGGACAGCAGAGCTTTTTCCGCAGCATTTCGCGGGCGTTAGCTGTCCCCTACCTTCCGAAATCGCCTGGGACAGCTCTGGGACACTGGGACAATATTATCATATTTGATAATTTGAGGTTCCGATAATGTTAAATGCGCCTTAGCTAAGAACTAGCAAATCCTTAGCTAACGAAAATACCCTTAGCTAAGGTTTTCAAAAGTAGCATTTAGTACTGCACAAAGAGCTCACAATAATTTAAGCTTATTTAAGGAATTTGAAAACGTGGCCGATTTGTACACACCGAGTGCACAAACCGGTCACTTTGGCTATAGCAAAATAATTAGAAATCGTCCGCTGAAGGGGTGTTTTCTGTCTCAACAGGGGGCTCTGGGGCAGCCGGAGGTGCTGGTTGAGCAGGCGCTTTTGCCTTTTTGCCCTGTTTTGTGGGTGCTTTCTTACGGGACCCGGTCTTCTTGGATACCTTTTCAGCAGCCTTTTCCTTAGCATTATCCTTAGCTGGTGCCGATTTCCCCACGTTTTCTTGCTTCACAGGAGCAGCTGGCGCATCACCTTCCTTCCCTGCCTTCAATTCCAGTGCAGCAGCAATAGCAGCCTCCTGAGCAGGGCTCGCTGCCTCCTTTACTGCCTCCCGAACCATCTTCTTGTTGGTAGGTTCTGTTGAATACGTGTCTGGATCGTTGACATTGAACGCAGCAGAGCATGCCTTGTTCATACAGTGGCCATGAGGCAAGCCAACTATGGCACCAGGCACCTGCGCCTGCGTAAACATGGACCTATTCTTCTTGTGAGGCTTCAGAACCAGCTCTCCGCACTCTCTACAGTACAGATTGAACGAGGCCCTTCCACTTGATTGGTGATTACCACCGGAAACAGTACGCATATGCTCTCCATCTAATATGGGTGAAAGTAGTATTATAGGTAATGAGGCCTTCTTTTCCATAAGCTATAGCAGCAGCCCTTCAAAATAAAAAGTAAAAGTGAACGCTGCACACACCAGCCTCCTCAAATAAAAAGTAAAAGTGAACGCTGCACACACCAGCCTCCTCAAATAAAAAGTAAAAGTGAACGCTGCACACACATGGGTACTATATACATCAACCCCCACTACAGGTGCACCACGCATCCCCAAGGCACCCCCTCTTTCCAAAGCCCATGCACACGCAAATGCACAGCCCACGCCAGCACACCAGCACCAGCACACGCAGCCAGCCAGCAGGGAGAGGGAGAGGGAGAGGGAGTGCGTGGGCGTGGGCTGGTGCGGGTGCTGATGCGGGTGTGCTGGCTGGTGTCGTTGCCCCCCCTTTGTGTATTTCTATCCGATTGTCCTATGAAATGGCTATATCTGGTGCTATTTCTATCCGATTGTCCACTGATCTGGGTACTCGGGGAACAGGTGAGAACGCATGAGAACGACACCACTCTAATATTAGCATATACTAATGTAGTAATAAAGACGCCTGCAAGTACACCACATCTTTATCACTATGTTAGCACTTCATGCACTACAACTAGCACCACAACTAGCTCACAATAACCTGTTTTCACGCTTCCCTAGCACTTTTCTCAAATAAATTTATCGTTGCTTGCCCCCAATATTCTCACGTTTTCTTCATATTGTAATAAATAACTGCTATCTTTTTTCAATTGCCTCTTGACACGTGCCCATTCCTAAGTATAATGTATGTATCTCAATCAGAACTGTGGAGGTTCCCATGACATATTCAGAATCAATTGATACACTGCTGACGGAAGGCGGCAATATCGAAATGGGTGCCGGGATGTGCCCAATAACAGTAACAGTAATGGCACGCCGCACTGGAGCTGAAAAGATAGAAGGCCAGACATGGGTAACAGTAAACAATCCTCACAAGCTACGCGGACCTGTTGAGACTGACTACGCCATGCCTGCAGACGAAAAGAAAGTCAAGGCAGCCCTCCGGAGAGCTATAAGAAAGGCCGAATAATGAGCAGAACACTAAGACAAGTATTCAACGGCGAAGGCCAAGCGGAGCAAGATGCACGCGTCAAACAACTATTGGAGGAAGATATGACATATTCAGAATCAGTGATAGAGCTCAAAACGCTCACAATCAAGCAAGTAGCAAAGCTACTGCGCTCCCACTACGTGGAAATGGAGGATTTTATTGATTCCTTCCCACAAGCTAAGACATACGACGCTGCAGCCGTAATGGGCTGGCTCGGATACTAAGACCATTTTTCTACAAAGGCCGTGGAGGTTCCTATGAAAGTTACATCAATACCAGAATTCGTACGCAGAAGCAAAGTCTGGAGAACAATCAAGCCGGAAAGCGGCTACCGGTTGACCGGGAAAGAGCGGGGCACTAACAAGAAGGCTATAGCTTGGCTCGCTGAACATGGGCTAGTCTCTCCCAATCCTTTCGGCCACCCAATCATTTACAAGAATTGGAGCTAAGAAGATACCGCGTGCGCGGCCGGTCCGAGTGCACGCGGATTACTGCCCACGACCTAAAACGGGCACTTTTTACTATTAATGGAGGTTAATCATGTATAACGTATTCACAAGGACATGGTGGAGAAGAAACAAGAGCTGGCCAGATGGGCTTGAACCCTGCATCGGCCGGAAAACATACTTGCACCGCAAGGTAGCATCTGAGGAAAGGGCGCGCGAGCTCTGTAAAGTCTACAATGACAATAACGACCCTGGCCCCCTTTCCCGTAAAGCTGAATATGAGGGGGTGCGGGTATGAGAGCTTGGAAACCAAACTTGAGCACCTTTTCCAAATCTACGCCAGGCGGTGTAGCTTTGAATTTCAGCGAGAACGCATCCTGCAATTGCTGGGATGGCTGCCCGATGAAAGGGGAAGGGTGCTACGGCGAGCGTATCGACAAAATGAAACCATCGGTCAGGGTATCCGGTACCCGCAAACGAGAAGCCGGTTTTAAGGCATGCGCAGAGGAGTATATGGCACAGCTGAGGAGCAAAATGACGGTGCCATGGGTCCGCTTTTCTTCCTTTGGATCCCTTCCAACAATAACGAAAGCCGAAGAGGAAACGGCCCTCGAACTCCTGGCGGTTGCGGCATACGCTGGCCCGGTGCATTTCCCGGTTGAAAGCCCTGCAAAATACAAATTTTGGTCCCGGCTTGCGCGCCCGTTCGGTATTGTAGTTCGTCAATCCATGCATAGCATGGCAAAGGCCTACAACCGATACTGCCAGGGCCACAACGTCTCTGTGGTATGGAAGAAGGGCGCTACGCTTAAAGAGCGCATAAAGAATGCAGAGGAATGGGCAGTGGAGCACCGCGGTGCTATGGTATGCCCTGGAATCAGCAAGGGCGCGAAGTGCGGCGACACCTGCATCGAATGCAGCAAGCCGGACAAGTTGATCATTTACCCACAGCATTAAGGGGGTCGTATGAAAGTAACGACAGAAGAAACAAACTGGAAAAACGCTCTATATGCGCAGCTTATGCCGAATTCTGAATGTTACCAGATGTTCTACCGTAAGAAGCGGGTGAATTACTCAGATGGGGACATTGCCACAGTATGGGAATACCGCACGCACATGGGAAGCTGGCACGGGTCCATGAGGCCACCGGAGGAGCTGAAGCACTTAATACCAATTAGCTATGCAGAATTCCAAGCGGTTATTAAAAGTAATTTTGAGGCTGGGTTGTTATGAAAGCTACCACAGAAGAAAGGGTGAAGTGCTTAGAGCACACCGCCGGACAGCTTAGAGCTTTAGTAACCGGAATGAAAGAGCAGCAGAAAGAGTACATCAAGTGGTCCGGGCCGTGGGAGCATATGGAGCGGAAGATACTTGACGTATCTGGACAGCTGGCAGGCATGGAAGGCGCCTTGCGCATTATGCAGGGCGATTGTGATAGCATTATTCTAAAGATAGAGTAACAGCAGCCGCCGCGCGCCCGGTCAATGTGCGGTGGCAATAACTCCCCAGACCATAAAGGGACATTTACTACTGTTTTGGTAAGAATTATGAGCAAGAAAAGAAGAAAGGGCCGTGAGTGGAAATCCAAAGTCAGGATGCTACAAAGTAAACGCAGGCAGCATAGCCCATTCGATAGAATTGTGCTAGGCGAGAGCTCAACACAGATTTTCGTTGTGCCGCGGTGCCATTACCTCTCAGAAGAAGAGGAAAAATACAAGTGCGGAGAGCACCACGAGGTGATAGGGCTATCTAAAGAGCTGTTTGAATTTGTGCCTGAGCCCACCGGCTACGACCAGCTCAACAAGATGCATCAGGAGCTGCGTGCAGCCATCGGCCTGGCGGAATCCACAATTGAAAGTCTGCTCGCCTGCTTCCACCGCATCCACAGCAAGAAGAAAGAGCTGCACGTGACATCAAACCCAAAGCCGTCAAATGATTCTGTGGACTGTCTGGCGTACGCAATGCTGAACATGACGTTCAACCCTACTGCCGCAGAAGGCGTGTGGCATCCTGATGAGCCCGTATCACCAGAGCAAAGGAAGCGTGATTGGGATGCGGCCGTGGAGAGAGCAGCACGCCCACCTATACCTATGCCCAGTGAGGACGATGCATTCAAGGTGGCATGCTACTCAATATTGCCTGTGACCAGCTGTTCTAGGATAGCACAGCAACTCAATTATCCTACTATAACCAAGGTCCCGCTGAACAAGCGTAATGACTTCTTGATATTGTTGAGAACTGTTAAACGGCTGCGGAAATAACCTCCCCGCAGCCGCGGTGGTCGTGCACCTGGTCAGTGTGCGACTACCATTACTCCCCAGACCTAAAAGGGATTTATGTATTTCAAAAACAGTAGAGAATTTCTTGACTACCACTCAGAAGAAGAGAGGCGGAAGAGAAAGAAGGCGAGTAAGCTGAAAGCCAGGCTGTCACGCCTGTACCACCAGACGGGCAAGATGCACTGTGAGTGCTGCCAGAAACCTATGTCGAATTGTTTGAGGAGAAGAGATGTTTGATAAATGCAGAGACTGTGGCGTAACAGACAGGCCCACCTGGCCATCAACAAGGGAAGGTTTCAAGCCAGTGTGTGGTGACTGCCTGAGTAAGCATCACCGCAGGCTCCACGCCACTCACGAAGAGACGAAGAGGCTGCGTAAAAAGCAGCTGGAGAAGTACAGGACAGTGTGGCTCGACAAATTCCAGCTCCTGAGTTTCATTGAAAACCTTGAGGAAGAGTTTGAAGAGATGGACAATACGGACCATATCCGCATCCAGATAGCCAAGCATCAGCAGGAAATCACTACGGAGATTTTTGAGGGTGATGAGTAAGACATTCTACATAATTCTGCTGGCCCTTGGAGGATTCACTGCAGTAGCCGCAAGTGAGTTCCGTACACCCGAGTGCGCAGCGTACACCATAACCTTAGCTTTATCAATAAGCGTATTAACAGAGAGGAGAGTATAAAATGGCCGGAATAAACCTAAACTATTTCTACTACGTGCGCAGGTACAACTACCTGACGCAGCCGGAAACAATACAGAGAGCAGAGGCAGCGGGCATCCCACTGACCATCAGTTCTCTCCGGAAGATTGAGCAGGGCAAGACCCGCCCCCGCAAAGAAACACTCCTCAACTGGAGCAAGGTGTTCGGTATCGACTTCGCCACCGCACTCAAAGCAGCCAATGGGGATATTGAAATCACTGAAGCACAGTGGAAGAAGCTGGGCGTAAGTGCATTCGCAAGATCAAAGAAGTACGGGATGAAACGCCCCAAGTTCAACACTAAAGGACCTTGTTTCTAAGGATTCAATATCATGTCTAAGTACAGAGAACACACAGTGACTTTACGGCTGGCGAATACAAGCAGACCAGACTTCACCAAGGTCATAGACTGTTTGCAAAGAGCCATAGACGGCAAGCCACAGTGCAATGACGTAGTAAACCTCATAGGCGCAAGGGGTATTATTGAATCAATCATGGATCAGATAGCGCCAGCCAAATCAACATTCTTGAAATAAGGATTCAATATCATGCTTATTCTAATTCTAATCAACGGCGGCTGGATCTTCTCAGCTTGGTTCTCCCGTAACCCACTCGTGTGGTTCTGGGCTGTACTCTGCGCCGTTCTTTCACTCATAATGACATAAGGAGAAATATGCACACAATATTAGTATTCGCCCTGGCATACGCCTGCATGCTACTGCTAATGAGGAGCTACGAGGACAGGAGGCACACCAAATACCATGCAGCTCTGGCATCATCAAGGGCGGACCGTATGCACAGGATGCAGGAAGAGCTTTGGGATGTGCGGGAGGATAGGGGGGCCAGCTAAGCGGAGACCTGAAAACTGCTGTCTCTGATGTGATGAAGCTGGAAGCTGAACGCAACAAGATCAAGCAAGACCTCACTGACTGCATAGCAACAAAGCGCCGGTACAAGGACCGGATACACTATTTGGAAACACTTTTGAAGGAGCAACCATGCAACCAGAGTTTATCAAACTAACCTGTGACGACCACCGCTCTATCAGGCTCCGCAAGGACCTAATAGACTACTACGGGGAGCGGACAGGATCGGCTACTGGCTCCGCCGTGCGGCACGATGGGGTATATGAACAGGTCAGAGACACCGTTGAAGAGCTGGACAAGGTCCTCTGCCCTGAGCTCAACTGCATGCCCGGCAGTGTAGTGCCAATGCCCAGAGAAATACCTGTACCGGAGGAGGTACGGAACTGCCAAACGCCACCGCAGGAAGACAAGATCGTCAAGCTGAACGCACTCATCGACTCACAGAATGAAACGATGGGGCAGCTGAGAAGACTGATTGATAACCTGCGTGAGCGACTTGCCAGCAGGGATCAGCAGGTGAGGGCAGCGATCGACATCAAGAACAGGTACAGGACTGATGTTGAGGATCTGCGTAAGCAGCTTGAAGGCGTCAACAAGGAAGGGGCGAGATGACTGCTACCGAGGAAGATTCTCAGGATTAGGCTGCCCACCAAACAGGACATCCAAAGCGCCCGTGCCAGTAAAGCCCGGGCGCTTTATTTTTCCCAGGCTACTGGCAGCCCGTAGTTCGTCCTGTGTCGCTTTCTCTTGGGCCTGCTGAAGTAATTCACCCAGCCGCTCTGTGTTAGCTGTAGGACCCCTTCTCCGCTCTCTACCGACGAGCCGCTTCAGGTCCCTCACAGGACGCCTGACGTTGCGCTCTAACTGGCGCTCGGGATCTAGGTTGGCAACGACCTTACCACCACCGAAGACGTTGACCAGGGCAGCTGTAGCGTCCTCCCTAGGTAGGTCAGGACGTGTGGGACTATCAACCTGAGTCTTCACCAGCTTGTCCACATCATTGAAGACACGGATCATGCGCAGCAATTTGACCATACGTTTGTCGACAGCCATACCCCAGAAGTCTGACTCCTGCCCCTCATACTCTGAAATTTCTCGGCCAAAGTAGAAGTCATGGTTCATGGCCAGCTCAATAGGAGCTTTGAGGATAGGGCTGATACCGCTCGCGCTCTCCTTCAGGAACTCAAAGAAGGATTCAGACGGCCGCACCACATCCCCATCCTTCAGGAACCTGGTAGTGAAGTCGGCCGCGGGGATCCAGTTACTGAGCATGAAGTACTCCACCGCTCCGGTTGACGGATTCCTGCGGAAGGGGACACCCAGCTTCTCACGGACGAACTGCGCTACAACTGTGCTGTCTTCCGGATCCTCAACACCTCTCTCAATCTGCTGAATCACATGACCCATCTTGTAGTAATTGCCGGTGCGCTGCATAAAGAGGCGGCCGTCCCTGGCCACAGCTTTCCGGAAATAGGTGTAGAACGGGATGATCTTCTTGAGCACTGTGTTCTCAAACTCAGACAGGTCGTTGTAGTCAAAGTGCAGCAGCTTCACCTGGTCAATAGACTCCACCGCATTCTTACCTGTTTTCCTGGCATCCACATAGCTGGCGAACCTGGTCATATCATCCACGTACTGACCGAAGGCGAAGTTCATCCGGTACCCACCGAAGTTGGGGTTAGCCAGGTTAGCGGAGATGCCCGGCCGTTGCACTGCACCCTGGAACTGAGCAACGTCACGCTGGATCTCAGCACCGCGGCCTTGGCCGGATCCGCCCTTCGTGACGAACTCATCCCACCATCCCTGCAGCTTGGGGTCAGTAGCCATGCCGGCACGCTGCCGAAGCATATGGTTAAGGGCATCGGAATGCGCCCCAGGACTGACACCATGCATCAAGTTGACCACCACCCCAGACACAGCATTGCGCACGTGGTATGCTGGAGACATAAGCGCTTGAGCTTTGAAAAGGTTGGTGACGTAATTGAGATTAGTGGATGACAGAAACCTGGCACCGGCATTCCGAACGCCTTCACCGACACCCTTGGGCATCAGCTTCTTGCCTAATGTGCTATCTTCCAGAGCATCGGCTGTGCTCTTGATAGCCTGGGACGCTTCTACGTCATTGAATCCTTTGGTGATTCCGGAAAGCAGCTTGCCGGTCTGCTCAAAGGCCTTACCAAGATTGATCTCGGTGGAGCTCAGGACCCTGTGCAATTCCTTGGGAACCATGCGGCCAGCGAGTCTAGCCATCACGGGGGGCACTGTGCCCTGGGGATTGAATCTCTTCCAGCCCTTCAGCTCATACTCTGCCGCTTCCTTCTTGGTGACGAACCTCTGGTCCAGCACGTCTTCAGTAAGCGGGATCTCTTGGGTGCCGCTCCGGATCTGGGGAGTACCCTTACGCTTGGAATTAATCTCCTGTGTGATCTGTGCAAACTCATTGGATTCCTTGAGGGCCTTCACACTGAACTCATCAACCTTCAGGATCTGGTTGAGCTGCTGCTCACTGATAGTCTTGGGATTAAACAGTCTGCCGGCGGCTGCGGCCCTGGTGAGGGTTGGGGACACCGCACTGTCAGCTACGTTCGCGGGAATCTCCGACAGCACACGGGAAAGCTCCAGTCTACCAGCCTCAGGGAGAGCGTCGGAGAAGCGGGAGAGGTTGTCCTGCAGGGTCTCCAGCTCCTTGAATGTGAGGTCCTGCTTGGCCATCAGGCGCAGGGAGTCTGTTACCAATCCACCCTTCTTGTTC